GCACTGCTAAGTGCATCTCCCGGTGGTCTGGTAGCCACCATTGGAGACTCCCTACCAGCCGGCAATTAACCGGTCTAGTGGGAACTTAGTCTCTCCCTCTCTTGAGGTCCTTCACAGGACCTCTCACCCCCCAGCTATGCTGGAGAGCGAAGTCTCAGCTTGATGTTGACGCGCTGAGGGCGTCCAGAACGCTCCAAATGCTGATCATCACTCTGGGAGTAGCTGCTCCACAGAGCGGCATCGTGGTAGACCCCAAAGGGGCCGCCCACAGATGCTCCGGGGCCCAACCAAGGAACCGGGTGGTTAAACCCGTCATTCCTCGAAGGGTTGCCCAGCCTTAACAGGCATTTGACAAGGGCACCAGGCCCACCGATATCCTGAACATCCTCCTCCATATAGGAGAAGGCAGGATCTACCGGCGGTTTGGCCGACACTACATAGCCCTTAGCTAAAGGACTATGACGGCTTGGGTGAATAGTCTCGTAAGTATAACCGAGAGAACTCACCCTGCCCAGGATTGGGGACGATGGAAGGACCGTTGGGAAGAACTTAATCAACCCTTCGATCTGACTATCCAACGTTCGACAGGTCTCCCAGTAACCTCTACCATGTAGTAGATTACGAAGAGATACCATCGATCCTACCCCAATAGCATCCTGCCGTTGTGTGGGAAGTAAATGACGGACACGAACGATACCAACATCGTGCCCATCATAATACTCGGCACCACAAGACTCCCGGAACTTTCCGTTCCAGAAGGACTTGTCTGAGCCCACCCGAGAGCCGAAAGCCTCGAGTGTCTCAACAACGGTACGCACATGGTCTACAGGGACAATAAGATCGTCCCCGAAGACGCGCACCGAGCCGACGAAACGTTTTACGTCTCGTCGGGAAAGTGACACGTTGAGCGACCTCTGGATCCCTAAGAAGATCAATGTCGTGAAGACCATTGCTTCCATCGGGAAGCAGAGTGCTGAACCCATAGACGCGTATTTGGCAAGTCTTACGACTTTGCCATCTACGAGAGCCCTACGGGACCGGGTAGCATCGATAGCCTCTCGCAAGAAAGGCCATCTATCCACCATGGTCCTTACAAGCTCATTCGAGACACGATCGGAAGCATCACTCAAATCGAGTGTTGCGGTTCGGTTATCAATCGAACCTCGTTTCGCCATCTCCCTATTCGGGATTTGGTCATCGAAACCGATCAACTTCTTCAGGAGCTTATCTCTGTTGAAGTTCGCGAGAAAACAGCTAAGAAGAGCCTGTTGTGTATACATCATACACACAGGTTCCATAGCTATTACCCGAGGTGTCTTGAGCGTCTTAGGAACGAGAACGACCTTTACAGGAAGTTCTCTACCGGGTTCGAGGTGGTCCACATCATCCAGAACGTGCGTATAACGCCAATTAGGGATGACATAGTTGCGAGCGGGAAAACCACCCCGCTCCAACCGAGAGGTCCAGGTACGCGGCATGTACTTACCATTACTGGTAGTCTTGTCCGCATTAGATCCTGGGCCATGCTTCGGAATCAGACGATTGAAATAAATCTCTCGATTCATTCTCTCGAAAACTGATCCGAAAAGCATCTCCGATACAGCACGGAACTCCTCGAGATCACTCTCGGAGAGTTCCGCATCGGAGTCACGGACCTCCTGCTCACACTTGATGTAATTGTCCAACGCAGTGGCCTGACGTGCTGGAGAGCACTCAAGCTCCATCTTGCCGAACATCAGCGTGAGCTGACGAATCGACTCGATGGCGTCAGGACAAGGATCATCAAGCAACGAGCCACTACTCCGGTCGAACACACGGTTGAAGAAACCTCCCATAAAGCGGGGGAGACTTCCTCCTCGTTCATTACTGAACGAGGAGTTGATACCGACCTGACCCTGGTCAAGCCACCTTTCGAGTGACTTTCCCAGAGACGGTAGGGTTATCGTAAGAAACGACAACCCCTCATGTTCGACACGATCCGAGACCGTTTTATTATCTCGGATGGCGCTAGTGCAACATCTGCTCGCACATTCCTGCGCGAGCAAGGACCAGAGTGACGTCAGGCTTTTCACCTGCCCTGATGTTATCAGGATAACCTCCTCGATAGCTGAAGGTTCAGGATCCATAGCCTACGCCACTAAAGTCGTCTACAGCCAGACCGCCTTTCGGCGGGCCGGCGGCAACGAGTCATACAATTCCGACAACGAGACGAGGTTGCCGGTCTCCCAGTCGTGGACGAAGTATTCGCCCACGTCCGAGAACCAGCCCACGAACTCGTATCGCTTCTCCGACGACAGCCGGGAGGCGGTCCACGCGGCATTAGCCACACGGATCACCTTTCCGAACCTGTCGTTGATTTGGGGACGCATGTCCCCGGGATGAATCGACACGCAAGTGTCCTTTCTCTCGGGGAGACCCGAGATTACTCTCGGGATGTCCCGAATTACATGAACCGATGCCATTGTAGATGACACCATGGAGCAACATGCCTTGCGGCATGCAACGTACCTTACGGTGGAATCACTACTAGGAACCAATGCCGAGCAACAAATGCTCGACAAGGTTCGTGTTTATGATTTCCCTCAATGAGAGGTGAACGAGGTCGAAGACAACGACGACCAAAAGGACGGTTTTGTAACCAACCTTAAGGCGAATCGCTATCTCCGCCCCATCACCTCCCCGAGGACGTTCAAGACGACCAACCAGGCGCGATGCTTCCAACCCTTTCGGGTCGGTCGCCTCACGAACGGCTGGATCGTCTCCGCCACTACGACTCACCACCAAGAAGTTTGGTGATGACCGCATTCGAAGAGGCAGTTAGCTGGGCGTTAAAGCCCGTCCAGACTGCCAAGGCCTCAGCCCCCGTATAGCCAGCGGGCGGAAGGTCGAAGACCGTATACACGGCCATTCCGACCTTCACGTTTTCCGCTGGCCTAAAGGGGTCAGAGGTCAACTTCGCATGGTCGATCCGGATCAACCTCCGCACCCTCTTCCCGTAGGAATGGGATGCGGTAAGCTTGATCAGGCCGTCCGAACTCAGATACTCCGACTCCGTCTCATCCACGCTTACGCGTGGGAGCGAAGTCGTTGCAGCTGAGATCGTAACGGTTTGTGGATCGGTTAGTGCCATAGGCATCACTCCTAGGGCCCCGGTCTGGGACCCCGACGGCGTTTTAGCGCTGGACAATCATCCAGCAGCTACTTCCGGCTTAAACCGAGAGCAGCAGCTATGGAGAGTTGGAAGGGTGACAAACCCGACCAAGTGACTCCGAACCCAAAGGGGTTAGCTTGTATCCTCTTCTTAGTCTCCGTTGTATAGGAGAATGAAGAGTCTACAACGTGTGGCTTCCCGTAATTAGTTACAACGGGATTAACACGGGTATAAGTATCTCTAACGATGGAATGCTCCATCAGATACCCATACCGCATAACCAGGCTTCCTGACTGGAAATCAGTGACGTTGGAGATTACATCCCCAACGTTTGAAAACCAGTCAATGGCCCAGCTCCAGGGAGCAAGTTCCCAGAGTACTTCTGGCGTCAGCTGGAGACCAAGCAAGAACTTGGCCCGGGATGCAAACTCTACTACTGCCTTCCGACTGTCATAATCGGTCGGCAGATAATAGGTAAATGCACCCGAAAACCACTGACGGCGTGAGGTTTCCCTCACGCGAAGGATGTCCCCAGACGGTATCATCGCGACGGGCCCGCCTGTCCGGTTACCCATATAGGGTGGCCGGTTAAGCGGGATCGACGAGACGGTACTGCTAATGGATGGAAATTCGAAACGCCTCCTGACGACTCTCCCTGCATCTCTCTCATACTGGCGGATATACCGCTCAGCATGGAGGATTGCATTAGCGAAGTTCTTGACATCGCTAATAAGAGGTCGCCAGCCGAACTGGACATTGAGGTAATCCTTCCCCGCACTACGTGCGAGGTCGGTTACCTCCTCCCAAAGGTGAGCACCAAGCTTGGGTAAACCTTGCTTGAGCTCGCCTAGGAAGACTGCCAGGTCGGCGGAGGAGTTTCCGGGCTTCGTCAGCTTCACTGCCGTAGCGCCCAGAGTTGTAAGCTGGGCGTCCGTCGATTCGCTCGACGGCGGAAATGTAGCTGATGTCGGTGAAGCTGGGTACACATCGCCACTTGCCGTGACGATCTGCGCCCAATTCACGTCCTTAAATACTTGCCCAGTCGTAATTTGGATCTTCTTGGGCTTCCCCTCGAAGATCCTACGCTGGGAGTAGAAAGGACCCCCCACATCTCCAGACGATGCATTAAGTCGTCTGAATTTGTGGTTTTCTGAGTCAGTTACCTGACTCCCCATTACTGTGGAGTAAAGCTGAGGGGTTACAATAGGACCGGGATTTACTCCGGTCTTTAGTTTACCCCCAGTTGGGTGGAAATTAATCTCCACCCACTCACCCCGCCCAAGTAGGACGGGGAGTGTTCGGCTCTTACGAACCATAACACTCACAGAATGACATCCTAGCTCCTTCCGGTCCTCCTGAGTTAATTCCCAGGAATCTCTGACCATATCTGGTTCACACCAGACTTAGGGCAGAGAGATGATGCACTGCGCTGGATGGCCCCCTCGCGGGGGC